CCGGCGGTGAAACCTGGGCGAACAAGAAACTTTCCGGCATCTCAAATGATGATTTAACCGAAACAGAATATCTTGCATTGACTGCCAAAAACTACAATACCTTTGAAAACTTCTCGGAGAACGTCAGCATTACTCAAAACGGTAAGACTTGTGCAGGTGAATGGATTGATGTTATCCGTTTCCGTGACTGGCTTGTCGAAACCATTAAAACCGAAGAATTTGCAATGCTCATTAATCGTGAGAAATTGCCGTACACTGATGCTGGCATTGCGCTTGTAGAAGGTGTGCTGAATAAAGTTCTGAAGCTTGGTCAAGACCGTGGCGGTATCGCTCCGACTGAATACGATGATGATGGCAACAGAAATCTTGGCTACACTATTACAGTTCCTAAAGCTGCTAATATTAGCGCAAATAAGAAAGCACAAAGAGTTCTTGACGATGTGAAGTTTACCGCTCGTCTTGCAGGTGCTATTCACGCAGTTAACATCAAAGGCTCGTTGACCTACGAGAATCTTATTCAAGCATAAGGATGGTGGAATAAATGGCAAGAGTAAAGACATACGACCCGAAGAAGGTTAAAGTATTGTTCGGCTCGCTTATTTTGACTGGCGTTGACGAAGGTACTTTTATTAACGTCGAAACACAGGGTGACGGCATTAGTGCTGTCGTAGGCTGTGACCAGGAAATTGTCCGCAGTATTGACCCGTCCTCTGTCTTAAAGCAAGTCACCGTAACGCTGTTGCAGTCTAGCTCTAGCAATGCGGCGTTGAGCTTAATTCAAGATGCTGACAATCAAAGCGGCGTAGGCCTGTTACCGTTGGTTATTAAGGATTTGAGCGGTGACAGCGTTATGGTTAGCGACCAGGCATGGATTGTTAAGAAGCCTAACTTTCAGCGTGGCAAATCTGCTTCTGACGGAAAATGCGAATGGGTATTCATGGCTGTTGTCCCCGATGAAGCATTTTTAGTTGGCGGGCATAGCTAAGAGGTAAAAAATGAGACAAGCAAAATATGATGTTAAAAATCGCAAGATTGGCGCGAACACCTTCTACGTTCGTGCTTTCCCTCCATTACAAGGCTTAAAACTGTATGGTGACCTGCAAAGAGCTGTTACATCAGCTTTAAAAGGCGGGTTAACTCCGAACGGCGAAACTGAGGACATGAAAGAAGCATTGTTAGGAGCGCAGATTAACGTCGGTGCTATCATTGCTCAGTTAGGCGAAAGCTTTAATGGTGAAGTGCTGGCACAGTTCTCTGAACGTCTGCTTGATGCTGAATATGTCAGCGTTAAGATTAAAGGCGAAGAAGAAGCTATTATGCTGACAGAAGATGTTATCAATGAGCTTTTTACTGGTAAGCTTGTTGAACTGCTTAAGCTTGAAAAATTTATTATTGAGGTAAATTTCGGGGATTTTTTCGCTTTAATTCCCAACCTCTCTGGAGTCCGCGAGATGTTGGTGAGCAAGTAGAAATTCCCGGCGCCTTATCGCCAACACTAACCGCTGAATCTTTTATTTGGCGGCCAGTGTTGGCTAAGGTAGTTACTGTTACAGAAATAAAAGAAGGCACTGTAACTTTAGGCGATTTGTGCAAAATAAATGCTCTGCTGGATATGCAGAGTGATGTACAAAGATATTATCTTGACCACCCTAAAAAGAAAGGAGCTGATACGCCGTGGACGTAAGAAGTTTAGCTATTGCGATTGGCTTCAAAGTAAATAACTCAAATGTTAAGCAAGTAGAGCAGACAACTAAAAAAGTTAAAACAGGACTTGAACGTGTTGGGGATTCTGCTGATAAAGCTAGCGGTAAAGTAGATGGTTTACTCTCGAAGTTAAGTGGCCTTGCTATGTTCGCTGGCGTTTCGTTAACTCTTGGAAGCATCGTTAAAACAATTGACGAATGGAAGGTTATTGAAGGTCAGGTAAACAACGTAACCAAAAGCCAGCAGGAATCAAAAGCTGTCCAAAAAGAGATTTACAATATTGCAAGCCGTACTCGTCAGCAATACGGCTCTACCGCCGAGCTTTTTACATCTGTCGCACGTAATGCACAGGAGCTAAAGAAAAGCACTAAAGACATTTTGCTGTTTACCGAAGATGTTTCAAACGCAATGTTGCTGGGTGGCGGTGATGCTTCATCTCAAGAAGCTGCTTTAGTGCAATTAGGACAGGCTTTGGGTTCCGGCACATTGCGTGGCGATGAGCTGAACTCCATCCTGGAGCAAGCACCTCGCCTTGCGAAAGCTATTGCCGATGGCATGGGAACTACAATCGGTCAGTTAAGGCAGATGGGCAGCGAAGGCAAATTAACTGCACAAGATGTTTTTAATGCTATTCGTGGGCAATCTGACCGCTTAAAAATGGAGTTAGGTAAAATGCCCTGGACTATCGGGCAGGCATCTAACAAAATGCAAAACGCGGTCGGAAAGTTTTTTAAGGAATTTGAAGATAAGACAGGCATTATAGACAGCATGGCAAAAAGCATTGCGAAATTTGCAGATTATGTTGAAAAAATCAATCTCGATAACTTTATTTCGGGTTTGCGAATTGCAGCAATTTACGCAGGTGTTCTTTTTGGCGTGGCAAAATGGAGTAGCTTTGTAATGATGCTTGGAACTGCTGTGAAATGGATTGTTGCCGTTAGAGATGCGTTAATGCTTGCAACAGGTGCTCAAATAGTGTTTAACAGCCAAACGCGAAAGGGAGCAGCTATGCAGATGCTAATAATTGGTAAATTCCTCTTAATCGCAGCTGCGATTGCATTTGTTGTCTTGCTTATTCAAGACTTTTACAAATGGATAACTGACCCAACGGCTGATACAATGATGAAACGATGGTTTGGCGACTTTGACGCTGTGAAGAACAAGGCTAACGAATTTCTGACCATGCTTGAAAATAGCCCTATTCGTTTTATTCCTATTTTTACATGGATTTGGATTATCCTTGAGCTTATTCGCGATCTGTATCGTTGGTTCTCTGGCGGTGATAGCGTTATCGGCAGTGCATTGACTGGCTGGGGCGAAAAATGGCAAAACTTCTGTAATTGGTTTAAGGAAGCATGGGATTCCGTTTCTAAAGCATTTGAAGATTTCTGTAACATGCGCGTCATTGATATTATTAAGCTTGCCATTAATTGGCTTGGTAAACTTGGTGATAAGATTGCCGAAACAGCAAGGTCATGGGGAGAGAGCTTGAAAGAAAAATTTGGTGGACCTCTTTGGCCGTCAATTAAAGAAGGCTTTGTTAATTTTGTTAACAAAGGCGTTAACGGCACCGGTCCTGCTGCTCCTAATGATTTGAGTTATTATGGCAAGGTAGACTTAACGTCCGCAAGCTCAACAACAAGCGTTAATAATAGCGGCAATCAGACAAACATTATTCACGTGACTACTACTGGTAATAATGGTGATGCTGTTGGTGCTGCTGTTGCAGGAAAAATTCCTCGTAACAACGGGTTAGATATTCCTAATGTTTATCCTTTAACCGAGGTGATTTAATATGCTTGCAGATATTTTAGGTTACAACATTAAAAATCCTACGCAAGTTGGTTCTTTAAAGGTTGATATAGTAAAATCTTTTGAATACACCTACGATCAGGATGTAACAGGGCACCCGGTAGAAACAGGTTTTGAAATCGCTGACCATATTGTTAACAAGCCTTTAAAGCTGACAATGACTGTCGGCATTTCGTCTGCTCCTGTAACGTGGTTCTATAAGAATGGGTGGGGAGAAAAGAAATTTGCTAACGGTTTACAGCTTTTAGAGGAAATCAGAGATAAAAAGGAGCCTGTAACAATCATTCGTCCTGAAAAGAAGTATGACGACATGGTTATGACATCTTGCCGGGTGAGCAAGCAGGATTCGTCAAAAAGCATTATTTATGTTGACTTAGCTTTTCAGCAGATTGTTAAGGTAATAACGCAGACAACAACGATACCGGAGAATGTCGTTACTGCTTCGCAGGAAGAAAACGCAGGAGAAACAGCAGCGAACGCAGGCGCAGCAAAAACATCTTCTGTTGACGTTGGCGGAGGTTCTGTTAATATTCCTAGCAGTAACGTTTTTGGTAGTATTAGTGATTCTTTAGGAAGCGAAACATCAACAAATAAAAGCTGGCTTGCTGGCGGAGTAGATAATATTAAAAGCGGATTAGGCTTGCTGTTTTAGGAGGTAACATGATCACGATTAATTTTGCTGACGGCAATGATGTTGTTTTTAGCGTTCCTTTTGACGGCAAGAAATATAAAGTAAGAATGTGCTGGAACCATGAAGGGCAATTTTGGGCATTGCACCTTTGGGACGCTAACAACAATGTAATTCTTGCTAACGCTTGCGTTGTGCCGAAATTTCCCTTGCTGATGAACCATCACAAAAGTAATGCTCCAAGGGGAGAAATACTTGTGTTAACAGACAAAGAAAGTATTGGCAGAGATGATTTTCAAAGCGGAGCAGCAACGCTCGTGTATTGTACAGAAGATGAGTTTTATGGAGGTTAACCATGGCACAGTTTGACCGCATCTATAAAATTACTCTAGGCGTACAAGGTTCGGACGGTGTTGTTATTGAAGCAAAAGCGAAAGAACAGGGGTTAGAGATTGAGTTCGACATTGCAAAAAGTCTTGCTAAGCAAAGCAATTCCTGCTCGCTGAAAATTTATAACTTGTCAAAAGCGACAGCCGATAAATTGGAAAGAGCAGATACAATCTGCATCCTTGAAGTGGGGTACAGCGAGGACGCTGGCTTGAAAAGAATATTCATCGGCTGGGTAACCGACTGTTATTCCTATATGAGCGGTTCTGACAAAGTAACAGAGATGAAGCTTTATGATGGGCACGTTGCTATTCGTGATAGCATCGTGTCCTTGTCTTATGCTAAAGATGTTAGTAGAAAGAAAGCCATTGACGATGTTGCAGCAGATATGGGACTTGTAGTAACGTATGCTGATGATTGCGAGTTTACGACGTTTGCGAATGGCTTTTCTTTTGTCGCAGGACGTGAGTGTCTTGATAAAGTTTGTGCTGGCACTGACTTGGAATGGAGTATTCAAAACAATACTTTGCAGATTATTAAGCAAGGCGGCAATACCAATGTGCAGGCTATAAAGCTTACACCTGAAAGCGGATTAATTGGTTTTGTTGAAAAACTTCTTAAAGGTCCAACAAAAGCGGCAAAACAAAAAACAAGTAAAAAGACTACCCAACCTAAAAGGGATAAGAAAGCAGGCTGGAATGTTAAATGCCTTTTACAGCCTGTATTAAATCCTGGAGATTTAGTTTATATTGATTCGCAGGAAATAAAAGGCTGGTTCAAAATAGAAAGCTTAAAGCATAACGGCTCGTATAGCGGACAGAACTGGTATACGGAGCTTGAAGTGTATGAGATTGTACCGAAGGAGTGATTGGATATGAGCCTTGATGCAACAGCAGATACGCTGGAAGGATTGGAAAATCTTATGCAGCAAAAAATAGGCAACATTCACACCTGCTTGCCTGGTACGATTTTGTCATTTGATGCTTCTACTTGCCTTGCCAGTGTT